TCAGTTTGCCCCTGCGGTGATGGATCAGCCTTTCGGCAATTATTGGAATCAGTCAATAACTGGCGGTTACAACAACTACGCCAATTCGATTCTTCGTCAAGATGCGATGTCAGTACCGACGATCTCCCGTTGCCGCAATTTACTTGCTGGAACAATTGCAACAATTCCTTTAACCACTTATGCCAAGGCAACTGGTGCAGAAGTTCCCAATATGGTGTGGGTTGATCAACCTGATGAGCGTCAGCCTCGCGCAGTAACAATTTCTTGGACAGTTGATTCGCTTTTGATGTACGGCGTTGCATATTGGCGCATTTCTGAGGTTTATAAAGAAGATGGTCGCCCAGCTCGATTCGAGTGGGTGCAGAATGATCGCGTAACTGTTAAATACAATCAGTACAACACCGAAGTCGAGTATTACATGATTAACGGCGAGCGTTTGCCGATGTCTGGTATTGGCTCACTCGTTACATTCCAAGCACTCGATCAAGGTTTGCTCTACAAAGCACAGTCAACAATTCGCGCCGCTATTGACATTGAGAAAGCAGCTTCTATTGCTGCTCAAACTCCAATGGGGTCGGGTTACATTAAAAATACCGGCGCGGATCTCCCAGATGCTCAAGTGCAAGGAATTCTTGCCGCATGGAAAGCAGCACGTCAGTCAAAGGGAACTGCTTACCTCACAAGCACTCTTGATTTTAACCCAATCTCTTTTGCTCCAAAAGACATGATGTATAACGAGGCGAAACAGTATTTAGCAACAGAATTATCACGCGCTTGTAATGTTCCGGCGTATTTGGTTGACGCTGAAACATTCCGCGGCATGACGTATCAAAATATTCTCGATGGCCGTAAAGAATTCTTTGCATATTCTCTCGCGCCATTTATTACGGCTATCGAAGCGCGTTTGTCGATGGATGATCTAACTCCTCGTGGTCAGGTCATTCGTTTTGCCGTCGATGAAACATTCCTACGCGCAGATCCGACTGTTCGCTTGCAAGTTACCGAGCAGCTTCTCACTCTCGGTCTTATCAATCTCGATCAAGCAAAGGCCATGGAAGGTCTTGCTCCCGATGGAAGTGGAGAAGTAAAAAATGCAACACCTAACGTTTAGTAGCCCAATCGAAGCTGCGGATTCCGGCCGCAGAATCATCTCGGGCGTTGTAGTCCCTTACGGCAAGGTCGGCAATACATCCGCTGGCCCTGTCATCTTTGAGCGCGGTTCAATCCAAGTACCGAATACATCAAAAATAAAACTGCTCGCGCAGCATGAACAGACCGCATCGGGAGTAATTGGTCGCGCTCAATCTCTTACAGATGGCGTCGATGCGATGTATGGCACATTTAAAGTCAGCGCATCACGCGATGGCGAAAACTTTTTAATTAAAGCTGCCGAAGGTTTGCTCGATGGTTTATCTGTCGGAGTCGATGTCATCGCTTCTGCTCCTGGCAAAGATGGAAACCTTTATGTCAGCAAAGCAATTCTGCGCGAAGTATCACTTGTAGAAACACCTGCCTTCGCCGAAGCGGTAGTCACATCCGTCGCGGCTGCCGCTGGCGATGCTGATGACGCGGCCGAAGAAGCTCTTGAAGAAATGGAAGATCAAGAGATCCAAAAGATTTCCGATGCGGTCGATGCCCTGAAATCAATTCAGGTAGCTGAGAAGGCTTTGGAAGAAACCGAAACCACAACCGAAAGCGAGGCCACGATGTCCGAAGCGACACCAGCCGCAACAGCCGAGGCATCATCAGAGGCCTCACGTCCAACGATTAAGGCATCAACCCCTTACATCTCATCCACAGTACGCCATGGAATTACATCCAAGGGCAAGTACACCGAGCACAAGATCAAGGCTGCTCTCGGCAACGAGGAATCACGCCTTTGGGTCGCTGCGTCAGAAGATCCTGCAACGCTTACTGCCGCCGACACAATGTCAACGAACCCAGCGTTCAACCCAATTCAGTATCTTTCTAACTTTGTTTCGAATACGAACTTTGGTCGCCCAGCGATCGATGCAGTAACTCGCGGCACTCTCCCGAATTCTGGGTTAACCATAAATATTCCATCGCTGGTCACATCGGCTGGCGGCGGTTCATCAACTGCTCCAACTGTTGCATCAACGGCTGAATCAGCTGCTCCAAGCGATACTCCAATGACTTCTGCTTACGAGTCAGTAACAGTCAACAAGTACGCTGGACAACAGACGATCTCACTCGAGCTTCTCGAGCGTTCAGATCCAATCTTCTTTGATCAGCTTGCTATTCAGCTCGAGCGCGCTTACTTGCTTGCAACTGACGCAGCACTTATCGGAATCCTCACCGCTCAGGGAACTCAGGCAGCTACAACTGCCGGAACTTCTGCCGGATTGATTTCTTACATCTCAACAGAAGCCCCAGCCGCTTACGCTGGATCTTCATACTTCGCTTCGAACCTTGTAACCAACACAAATTGGTGGAGCACTCTGATTGGCGCAGTCGACACGACAGGACGCCCTATCTATAACGCCATTCAGCCTTGGAACGCAGCTGGTGAAGCTCGTCCAACATCGATCAAGGGATCGGTGCTTGGATTGGATTTATTTGTGGACAAAAATGTCACTGCTGGTCTTGTAGATGAGTCAGCCTTCATCATCGCTCCTGAAACTGTTCAGTGGTGGGAATCAGCACAGGCTTACTTCTCAGTCAACGTCGTATCTTCAATGAGCGTCCAGACTGCGATCTACGGCTACGGCGCAGGCAAGGTCTTGATCCCTGCCGGTGTTCGTCGCTTCAACCTCACCTGATAAATACCACTAAGTATCCGCGAGCGGTTTGGTCGCCCTTACCGCTCTCGGTCTAATCGAAAGGAGTCAGCATGGCCGCCACATACGTCACAAGCGCAGAGTTAAAAGCCAACCTTGGCATTGGTACTCTCTATGCTGACTCCATCGTCGAAGAAGTTTGTCAGACGGCTCAGGATCTTCTTAACTCGTATCTTTGGTTTAACTCTTACCCAGTTGTAGGAGTAGCCACCTATAATAACGTCGGTTACGCCGTCCTTTCGGTGCAGCTTGGATTTACAACTGGTCAAACGATCACTTTGACCAACTGCGGATCTGCTTACAACGGCGCACACGTCGTAACGGCCACATGGCCTTGGACTAATGGCTCAGGGTCATTCCCATTCTTCCCATTCTTTCCATGGAATCAATTGAACTTTCCGCGCGGTTATGAGCTTGTCCAGTTCTCGCTCACCGCAGCCAATGACAATTACCACCTCATCGTTCCTTATGGCTCAGCCTCGGGTATCGATACAAAAGACGCCTCATACGCCTCAACGCCAGCAGTCCGCGAAGCCGCGATGATGCTCGCAGTAGATATTTGGCAAGCGCGTCAGCAGTCCTCAGCAGGCGGCATTTCGCCTGACTTTTCACCATCGCCTTATCGCATGGGTAACACTCTGATGGCGCGTGTAAGAGGCCTTATAGCCCCTTATACAAGCCCTAGAAGCATGGTGGGCTAATGGTCGCCATTACCGCTCTCCGGTCAACTTTAGCTACGGCCTTATCGAATGATGGGGTCTGGTCGGTCTTTTCCTTTCCACCGGCCAGCCCTATCGCCAACTCAGTCATCGTTTCACCGGATGATCCATACATCGATCCTCAAAATAATCAGTACAACTCAATTTCGCCACAGGCTAATTTTCGGATCACGATGATCGTGCCGCTATTCGACAACAATGGAAACCTCATCGACATCGAGAATTTCATTGTCGCCGTATTTGGCAAGCTCGCAAACTCTGGTCTGAATATCAAAGTGCAAAGCGTTTCAGCACCGACAGTTTCACCTAACGAAACTGGTCAAATGCTGATGTCAGAAATGTCGATCTCAATCCTCTCAAGTTGGAGCTAACAATGGACTACACACCCGAAGAATTACGCTTCTTGACTCTCATCGGTCAGGTCGTATCAGGCGCAGCCTCGGCCGCTCCTGTCGTTAACCCTGCTCCAGTAGCAGCCGCAGTAACACCACCAACAGACACAACGAAAGCCGAGGCATAACAATGGCAATTTTCTATCAAAATAATGCTGGGTTTAAAATCAGCACAGACGGAACGACTTACGTCGATCTCACCGATCACGTCACCTCACTTACCATCAATCGTCAGTTTGATGAGCTTGATGTAACCGCTATGGGAGCATCAGGTCACTCATTTATCGCTGGCCTTGAGTCATCAACGATTTCAGTTGATTTCCTTAACGATGATGCGACCGCTCAGGTTATGACGACTCTTAACACCTTGGTTGGCACAAACGCCAAGTTTAAGATCCTTCAGACCACAGTTCCTGGCACTCCTACAACTGGTACGCCTTCGGCTACAAATCCTCTTTACTCAGGACTCGTACTCGTTAACAAGTTAACTCCAGTTGCAGGCAAGGTCGGCGACGTTGCAGTCCAAAGCCTTACCTTTACAGTTTCAGGAGCGATCACAGTTTCTTCTTCCGGTACTTGGTAAACAACTAACAAAGGATAAAAGAATGGCAAAGCTAGTAATCACAAGGGCGAACGGCGATGTATCAGAACACAAACTGACTCCGTCGATTGAGTACGCTTTCGAGCAATATGCAAAAAAGGGTTTTGCTCGCGCCTTTCAAGAAGATCAGAAGCAATCGGACATTTATTGGCTTGCTTGGAAGTGTTTAAGCAAGACGGAAGATGTACCGCTATTTGGTGAGAAGTTCATTGATACTTTGGCGAAAGTCGAAGTAACGGACGACTCAAGCCCAAACTAATTGAGCGCGACTCCCTGACTCATTTAATCGCCACTTTGGCGGTTCGAACAGGGATCGCGCCTAGGGAATTTATCGAAATGGATTCCTCGATGATCAATGCGATTATCGAAGTGTTTCAACGAGATGCAAGGGAGGCCGAAATTGCCAGTCGAAATAAAAGGCCTCGCTGAAACCCTTTCAGCCATGCGTAAGTTCGAACCTGACCTTGCCAAGAATCTCAATAAAGAAGTCAGAGCTGCGCTTACGCCCATCCAGAAAAAAGCACAGGGTTACATTCCGTCATCCTTGCCGGGATTGAGTAATTGGCTACTCAAAACCAAAGGCCGCAAAATCACCGCCGAATCAAGTGCTTTTGCAACTGTCGGGCATTTTCCCAAGTTTAATAGCGGCATCGCTCGACGAGGCATAAAGGTCAATATTGGTCGTACCAAGCCTAATCGCAACGGCTTCGTAACTTTCTACCAGCTTGTGAACACAACCGCAGCTGGCGCAATCATGGAAACCGCAGGTCGAAAGCATCCGTCAGGGCAGCCATGGAATCCCAAAAGCGGCAGCCATGACTATTCCCATTCACGCAATCCCGACGCGGGCTTGCACTTTATTAATTCGATGGGCGGCCGTTTGATCGGTACAGGAAAGACTCGAGGCAGAGTTCTTTATCGTGCTTGGAATGAGGACGAAGGTAAAGCTTTGGCCAAGGTCGTTAAAGCCGTCGATGCCACGATCATCCAGTTTGCTCGCCGGTCACAAGCCCAAGTGTTTAGGAACGCAGCATGAGCCAAAAAATCAATGTTGACATCATTACCGAATACAAAGGTCGCCAAAACCTAAAATCGGCTGAAAAAGATTTAGGATCTTTTCAACAAAGTTTAAACAAATTAGGCAAACAATTTGCAGAGGTTTTTGCCGTTGACAAACTTATTCAATTTGGCAAAGCATCAGCTGAAGCGTTTGCAGCCGATCAAAAGTCAGCCGCTATTCTCACCCAAACTCTTAGCAATCTTGGATTGGCATTTTCTAACGTTCCTGTTGAAAACTTCATTACAAAATTGTCAGAAGTTAATGGCATAGCCAAAACTGATCTCCGAACTTCATTCGACACTTTGGTGCGATCTACCGATGACGCGACTAAAGCTCAGGATCTTTTAAGCCTTGGCCTCGATATTTCGGCTGGTACTGGCAAAGACTTAACTCTTGTCACAACGGCTTTGGCCAAAGGTTACGCAGGCAATTTTTCAGCATTAAGTAAATTGGGTGCAGGAATTACTGCGGCAGAACTTAAAACAAAGAATTTTGATCTGATTCAAAAACATTTGGCCGCCACCTTTAAAGGCGATGCTGCCGTCGCTGCCGATACTTTCCAAGGCAAAATCAACCGCCTAAAGACTTCATTTGAAGAATTTAAAATTACCATCGGCTCTGGAATCGCTGACGCTTTTGCCAGCCTGACCGCTAATGGCGATATCAAGGGTCTACAAGATGCCATGGACGCAGTCGCCACAGACATTGCCGATATCGTACGAGGCACAGGCGTTTTCGCTGGTCAAATTGGCGGAATCTTGTCAAGTATTAATGGTTTCTCGGGCGGAATATTAGGAAAGATTTTAGGTTTCAATTTTAAACATAGCATTTTAGGCGAATTACAAACTCTAGGTGCTAATTCTAAAAAAACTTTAACCGATGCCGCTAATGCTGCAAAAATGAAAATTGCTCAAGGGCCATTCGCCGAAGGATTTACATCGGTTGCAGACCATCAAAAATATGTGGCCGCACAAGCTAAACTGGCTTCTGACAAGGCAAAACAAGCTGCGGCCGATCTTGCAGCTCAAAAGAAAATTACAGATCAAAAGCAAAAGCAATTGCAGTTGGAACGCGATGCTCTTTCGCTCAAACTCGCTGGCAATACAACCGATATGCAAAACATCGAAATTCAAGCTGCCTTGCAGCGCGGTCAAACTGAGCAGGTAACAAATGTATTGCTCCTACAACGAGCCATCATTACCGGAAACGCCGATCAAGCCAACATCCTTGCGGAAGAAGTGCTTAAGGCCAATGGCCTTGTGATGGATGTCAACGGCAATATTTCGACCCTTGCCAATGCCAAAGATCCGTTTAAAGATTGGCCGCCAGCCACCGCAGCTGCTATGACCCAATTAAAAGCGATCCAAGATGCGCTTGCTGCGATCAAAGATAAAACAGTCACAGTTACAGTAAATACTGTCTATACCAATTCAGGCGGCGCAGGCGGTTCAGGCGGCGCAGGCGGTTCAAGTGGTGGATCGGTCACGACAACTATTCCAAAACTAGGCAACGCCAATGAAGGCGCACCCATCGTTATTCCTTCTTCCGGTATTAATCAAGGAAATCCAAACGCCTTGGGTAACGCTAACGAAGGCGCACCAATTTCATATATGCCTGTGATTAGCACAGTTAACCCAAGCATCACTCAGACAAATAATCCGTTAAACCCTAATGGGGCAAACGAAGGCGCACCGATTAACGTCTTAGTGACTCTTAATGGCCAAACAGTTGGAAATGCCATTACAGATGCTCAGGTCAATCAATCAGCTTCGGGTATCGCCAATTCATTCCAGCGCAGCGGCTACGGCTCAGGCGCGCTTCCATGGTGATGTAAATGGCTTCGTATCCAGTCACAGTTACCACTTTGATCGACTTTGGCAACTCCCCTACCTTTCCTGTCACGGCAACTCCGTTCACGCTGGATAACGCCACGTATGGCCGTTTGGATTACAACTATCTAGGGTCGGGATCATCGAATGTCGTTGACGTGTCATCGTCGGTTGCCTTGATTCAAATTTCAGGCGGTTATCAACTGCAACAGGATCAATTCCAAAGTAACAATGGGCTGGTCAGAATATATGACCCTAACGGCTGGTGGAATCCTCAGAACACCGCATCGCCCTATTACGGCTATCTAACGCCTAACAAGAAAATCAACATTCAAACAACCTACAAAGGCACGACTCGACCATTCTTTGCCGGATATATCAACGCTTATCAATATTCATTCCCTACCACCATGTCCGTGGGGTTCGTGGATCTCCAAGTAGCGGATGCTTTCAGACTTTTTACCATGTCCTCGATCTCGACCATTACTGGCGGTACGGCCGGGCAGACCACAGGCCAGCGCATCAACACGATCCTCGACAACCTTTCTTTTCCGACCAGCCTTCGCAACATCGATACAGGCGACAACCTTGTCCAAGCCGATCCGGGAACTCCACGCACCGCTCTCAACGCCATGAAAAACGTGGAATTTGCCGAACAGGGCGCGTTCTTCATGGAGTCCAATGGCTACGCCACCTTTAAGAGCCGCACCAACGTCACAAAGACCAATGGGGCAGCCCCAGTCACCTATTTTTCAAACGACGGCACAGGGATCGTCTACTCAGGCATTACCTTTGCCCATGATGACAAGCTGATCGTTAACCAATGCTCGGTGACCAATATCGGCGGTACGGCACAGAACTTCTCATCAGCTGCCTCGATTGCCCAATACTTTCCGCATACAGTCCAGCAAACCAACGTAGTCGGCTACTCGGACTCGGACGCGCTCAATGTGGCAAGGATCTATGTCCAGACTCGCAAGGATACGACGATCCGAATCGACCAAATCAGCCTCGATCTGACGACGCCTAACTACGACGCTGGCATCACCGCAGCTCTCACTTTGGACTATTTCTCGACTGTGGACATCAAAAACGTCCAGTCAAACGGATCGACCATCGAGAAGATTTTGCAGGTTATGGGGTCAAATTACAAAATCACTCCAAACACCTTCGACATTTCCTTTACAACGTCCGAACCAATAGTGGACGGCTTTATTCTTGACTCATCTTTATACGGCGTTCTAGATATATCCACACTAGGTTGGTAAGGGGTTAGTAAATGGCAATTGGATTTCCTACTAAAGCAAACTGGTCGGCAGGTGATGTCCTTACCGCTAGTCAGATGGATGACCTTGCTGGCACAGTCAATACTTTACAAAACACATACACATCCATCAACGCGCAATCAGGAACGTCTTATACTTTGGTCGCCTCCGATGCCAATAGAACTTTTGTAACTGCGTCCAACGCATCTGCTATTACAATTACAATTCCGCCTTCGGTTTTTGCTTTAGGTCAAACTATTGACATTCAGCAAATTGGAGCAGGTCAAGTCACTTTTGCCGCGGGAAGTGGTGTAACAATCACATCTAACGGAGCGACTTCGGCTGCACCAAAAATTAGGGCGCAATATTCAGCAGTTACGGCAATTTGTACGGCTTCTAATGTATTTACAGTCGTGGGAGATATTGCATAATGCCAAGTAATATGGGGATTATCTCTTCATCCCATCGTAACGCCGTTTTGCCTAGCGGACGTGTTGCTTATTACCCTGGAACTGTTACATCTGGCAATTTGGTAAATGCTTTGGGATCTAATGGTGTTGGAACCAATTTAGCCCAAGTGTCAGGTAACAAAGGTAATGCGGTCAGTTTTAATGGATCTTCGGCATACGTTGATCTCAATTTTAATTCTAACCCTGCCAATATGACTTGGGCTTTTTGGATCAAAGCCCCTAACGCTTCATCAGGTACTTTAATAAATAACATCAGTTATTACGCGACAACCACGGCTAGTTTTCCATTGAATACTGGTTTTACAACTGGAAATAAATTAACTACTGCTTGGTCTAAAGGTGACGATTACGTCCAAGATTTAATTTTAATTAGTAATGCAGCAATTGCTGATAATTCATGGCATTTTGTTGCATTCACATATGCGAGCAATTCTGCAGTCAAAATATATGTGGATGGTACTTTAGATAATTCGGCTTCAATTAACTTTACAATTTCAACCTCTCCATTTAACTGGTTTATAGGTCGACAGGCTTACATTCAAGGCGGTGGATCTGCAATTTACGCAAATGCAATTTTGGACGAAATTTCTTATTATGAGAGAGTTTTAAGTTCTACTGAAGTTACTGCCTTAATGAATCAAGGAGGATCGTAATAATGAAAGCTATTAAATATGTAAAATCCACAAATATTGAAACTGGCGAAGAGACAAATGAAGTGATTTCGGTTGATGAAAACGGGATTTATTTTTCTACCCCTAGAGACGTTTGGGATGCAGCAAACACAAAATGATTTCAGACATCGCCCTTAAAGAAGTCGGATACACAGAAGGCGTGGCAAACGCCAATAAGTATTCGGCCGCTTTGCATCGCCCAGCCGAAAGTTGGTGCGCCGATTTCGTTTCTTGGTGCGCCCAGCAGGCAAGCGATCCGGTATTTAACTCGGCTGGCGTTAACGAGTGGTACGCATGGGCAAAGGGAAAGGGCTATTTAGTCCCAGTCGCTACATCAAAGCGCAACGATCTATTTCTTTTTTCGTTCTCCGGCACACAACTTGAACACATTGGGATCAACCTTGGCTGGAATCCCAACACGCATCTTTTCGATACTGTCGAAGGCAACACATCTAGTTCCATGACAGGATCGCAAAGCCAGGGCGACTGCGTAGCTATTAAGCACCGCCCAGCCAGTTGCATCAAGTATGCAATCCGTCCGAAATGGAAAATAACATGAAGAACCTCAACTATAAGCAGATCAGCATGGCGGTCACCGGACTATTGGTGACATGGCAGGCGACTAACTTCTCACTCAACTATCGAGCCATCCTTTCAGCGGTTATCGCCTCTGGACTCGCTGGCGCGAATACTCAGAAGAAGGCGTAACGATCGAAAGTGAGCGCATGGCTGAACTTCTTTGGGCTAGTTATTGCCGCTGCCATTTCGGGCTATGCGGCTTACATGGCATCCAAAGCGGAGAAGAACTCAAGGCCAGTAGCTAATGGGTTCACTAACTATGTGCTCACGGATCTTCGCGAAATCCGAAAGAGCTTGCTCGATCATCTAATTAGCCATGACTCCGCATCGCGTCCAACAAAGCAGCCGGATTTTGAGGCTGACTGCGGCTGACGTATCGGGTTGCTGGCTGACGTAGATACTCTTTATTCGCCTCATATGTAGCAAACGCCTGATCGACTTTGGCCTTCATGGCAAACATATCGTTGCCTCGTAACAGGATCTCGAATTCGATTTCTTGATGGTTATTGGACTCTCGTAAGAAGGTTTCAGACACGATCAACAAATCGCCTTCATTCGGAACTCGAGGATCTTCGCCGTAGCCGTAAAGCTTCAGGCGGCTAACTTGCTTACTGTGAGAAGTCACGCTGGTTCTAGCCGTTGGATTGGTCATTCATCGCCCTTTTTATAGACCTGTCGGCGTGTCGCTCGCTAGGTGGTTGACTACCAATACCCAGCAACCTTACATTTACTTCACACCGATTTGGTAGGGGCTTCTCTGCTTAATGTGGTAGTTGGTCGATGATTAGGGAGAACCCCAATCGCCGAATAATCCTTCTATCTACATTATGTAAAGTTAATCGCCCTTAACTGAATCCTAACAGTAAGGGCGACAGAACAATGCTGGAAATCTTAATTCTCACCACTCTCACAGTAGCGAGCAGCTTCTTTGCAGGGATGCTTCATGGCTTCAAACAGGGCTACGGCGAAGGCAAACGCGCTGGATACTTCCGCGCTCACGCAGATCGAGTCAATCAATGATCCGCGAGGCAGCCAAAGGAATTTGGTGCGACTACTGCAAAGACCGCTACGGCCGCGACAAGACAGGCCAATGGTCACTTAAGGCCATGAAGCAGGCATGGGTCACCATTATTTCAGAGTCTGAGCGAGCCAAAGGAATCCGGAGAAGCTACTGCCGCGACTGCGCGGACGCCGTGACCAACTGGTATGACGGCTCGATGTTCACCCTGACCATGCAGGTCGAGATGGCCAAGGTTGGCGAGGTTCTCAATGTTTAGCCTAGCCGATTATGAAACAGTTGAAGAACGCCTCATCAAATTTTGGAAGGA